TTTGCCTTGATCTTGACCCCTAATACTTTTTCTACTTGGGGGATGTCAAAGCGGATAATGTTGTGACCAATGAGGATGTCTGCTTCCTCAAAGAATATACGCATAGCTACATAATCATGGGTGTGATGCACATTTCCATCGTCCCCCATCCACGATAACACGTGTATCTTTGTGGCGTTCAGCCCATCTGTTTCTATGTCAAATACTGGCACTAATATACCTCTCGTAGTGTGAACGTATCGTAGTTGAACTTGAGTTTACCTGCCATACCCTCTTCGGATGACGGACGGTTCTTCTCAATCTTGAGATACGTTGTGTTGCGTTCTTCTATGTCGTCTGACTCTTTGTCACGGTGTAGGTTCACAATGACACTAGCACGTTGACCAATCATCTTACAATACTTGAAGTCTCCATTCTCGTTAGTGTGTCCGATAGACACGATACCTATGTTGAGTTCCGCTGCCAGTTTAGACAATCGGACGGACAGGTCTGCCAGTTGTTGTTCTTTGCTTTCCTCAGTGCCAGTGATGACATCTTGGATAGGCTCAAAGAATACAAACTTACAGTCACATGCCTGACTAAAGAACCGTATCTGATCACACAGTTCGTCGGCCCCCTGTCCGTCCCCCAAGTAGAATTGATAAAGGTTCTCCCCTTTAGTAAGGTCAACGATGGCCTCACGTACTTCTTTATCAACCCCCTTGTCCTCAATTAAGTCACGGCGTGTTACGTTGTCATTCATCTTGTAGGACGCAAGCCCTAACAATGAACGTAGCTTAGTCTCCTCTAGGTGCCACGTAGCGATAGGGATGTTACGTTGTAGCATCTGATATTCTAGGTAGCGCATCAGTTCTGTCTTACCAATACCAGTAGGTGCCTTGAACATAGTGAAGTGTCCCTGCATCAGGCCCAAGATTTTGTCGTCTAGTGCCTGAATACCTGTTGGTACATACACATGCTCTGGCGTGTCCTCATACAGCTTCAAGAACTGGTCAGCAGTATTGATGACGTTCTCTGGTGTGTGCTTGATAGGCTTCCACCATGAGGACTTGTAGTCCTGTGCTTTACCTGCCTGTAGGAAGTCGTTAGCATCCTTGTACTGACCGTGATCTACACGGTAGACCTTGTTAGGAAACAGGCGTGACATACGGTCAGCGACATTGTTACCTGCTTCATCGTTATCGACAGATAGAATGATCTTCTCAAAGCTGTCTAACCACTCCTTACAGTTTTCCCATAATTTCTTCGATGGGGTAGCTGATGGTAACGACACAACAGGTGTAGTCCAGTTAGACTTGAGCATCTGCCATGCAGACATAGCGTCTAGTTCACCTTCTGTTATTGTGACAAATTTGCTACACCCAGCAGGGAACAGGTTCATACCAAACAACTCGTCACCCTTGAAGCCATCCTTGGTGAAGAACTTCTTGTCTGCAATCATACGCACTTTCTTTCCACCAGAGGGGTATGTGTACTCTTGCGTAAAGTCATCAGTCACGACATCAAATTCTTCCATAGTCTTTGCAGTGATCCCACGCATTTCCTTGTAGGTCTTCTGCGACATTGCTGTAGGTTGTGACGACACTATAGAACGTAGGTTATCAAATCCATCTTTTTCCATTGTGGGGTACTTCTCCTTTGCCCAATCGAACATCTCTTGTTTTGAAGGGTAACCTGTATCGCAAGCATGGCACTTCCCATAACCATTAGTGTTAAAACTAAAGGCATCAGAAGAACCACACGACACATAAGGACATGGTAGGTGTGCTTGTTCTGTCATGTGGTTCTCCTTTTATTTATTTTTTAGACAGTTCGTCTAGTTTCTGACGTTGACGGCGCATGATGTATAAGGATGCCAAAGTCATGTTATGTACACCACCTTGGAACTTTGACATGTTTCTCTCTACAAAACGCTCTGCATATTCCATGTTTCTATCACAGATCGTTTCTAAGATTTCTTGCTCACCAAACTCATTAGTGTAAGGTTTCTGTGATACATCTTGTATTCCACTACGTGCCGCATAATTCTGACCACTTTTTACAGATGTTGCACCACGCTTTATTAATGTTTGTGCATTGTCCTCAGTGGGCATAATTCCAAGATCAAGGCAGGTCTGTTGTGCTGACATCCATACGTTTTTTGCTGCTTTACTCATATCGGGTTCTCCTAGTTTACAAGTTTAAGGTTTGGTTTATCTGATAAGAATTTCTCAAGTTCTGGTCCAACAAGATCAATGACCTGTTTTAGCGACAAGAACCATTTGGCATAATCCCTAGCGATACTTAATCCTATGTCATCTTTGTCATATCCTTCCATAATACGATCCAACAAAACTTGTGCTGCATCAGTTGTTTCACCTGTGTAACGCTGCCCAAACATCTGGGAAATACCTTTAATTGCACCCATAGCTTCTTCGACGTTGTAGTCTGGCACAACAGGTATACTTGCCTTACGTTCTTTAACTATTTCAGATGCTTCAAACGGCGTTATTGTACCGTTATCTAATTCAGTCTTTACGTTACTAAACTCAGGTTTAGTCTGAGCATCATTATAGTTATTCTTAGCCTCTACGACCTCTGGTGCAGTCATAGGTTTATCTGACGACACAATCTCTTCACGTAACTCCTCTGGGGCAGACAAGAGTGCTTCTATGGCATCGTGACTAAAGTTTGGTGCAGTCCACTGCACTTTTCTTGCTCTATTAAGTTTCTTGCCGTAGTCATAAGAAATCTCACAGTATTTTGAGAATCTACCGACAAACCCTGCCATCTTGTCGTTTTCTTTTAAGTATATATCAGCAGCCCTGTTCATCCATTCTATCTTACGATGAAAGGCACTACCCATATCTACATCAGCTTGCTTGAAACCTTCGACACAATCCTGCCAGTTGTAAACGACATCAGAAGGTGTCTTATTCATAAGTTCATTATAGTATTCATCATCAGTCATCTTTATTTCCTGTAGTAGTTGTAAACCTAAAGGGGGACTTTAGTATATAGTAACTTAATTTTTCTCCTGACAACTTTTTAGCTTACTTATTATTTTGTTGTGGTATTTTCGCCACATCTCGTTAGACTGACCGTACTTACTTGCTAGATCACGAAACGATAGACCATCTGCATATACCTCTTTCAGTAACCCAAGTTCTCGACTGTTCAGCTTCTCCATGTTTTTACGAAGGTACTGAATTTCACTATACGTTTCGTAAGCCTCTGCATGATCATTAGTAGTAATAGTGTGGTCATGTATTTCAAATTCCATCTCTTGTGTGTCAGCTAACTCCTTAGAGCCTGTGCGCATAGGTAGAGTAACCAAACGGTTTTTGTAGTTAGACCACAGGTTAGAACGAAACCGTGCGTCCCAGAAGCATTCTACGCCCTTCAGCCCACTCTCTTTGGCTTCCAGAAGATATACCCACGCCTGTTGATATATATCTTCGTAATCCTCTGTGTTGTAGTTACGTGCAATGTTGTGTGCATATTCGTGAAACTCTTTATCCATCTTATTCCTCATTCAGACAAAATTCACAGAAGTCAGACTTCGCTGGACCCCCACACGACACACATTTCTGTGGTTCATCTGTAGTACCAAACTCATACTCTGTTAGTTCATCTTTCTCGTACTTAATATGATCCTCAATGAAGTCATAGACTAGCTGCATGTCCATGTTGGCTGCTGCACAGTAGAGAACTAGCTTCAACCCTTCCTCTGCCAGTAACCCACGACAATGTGCATCCATGTGAAACTTGTAGGTGGCACTACCGTCTTCGTGTTCTTCTATTGTTTCTACTCCAAGTATTCCTGCATCAGTCATTGGTTTTCTCCTTCACGCAAACTAATTGCATTTCCTCTTGTACCTGATCCTCGTATAATTCAAATGCATAAAAGCAATCATACATAGACTTGTACTTATCTATAATTTCCACTGACGGGGTACCTTGATAAACCCACACTAACACCAGAAACCAAGTCATTCTTCTTGGTCCATCAGTGCTGCCCACGACACAGGGTACAGCTTCAACATTTCACCATAGATCACAGAGGCTACAATGCGTGTCTCTGCTTGTGTGTCTTTTGCGCAACGTAGTTTGCACATGTCAGCCCATGCATCTAACGACCCAGACCAATACCATGAAGTCATCATGTTCTGTGGCAATACCCCACGTGCTTGCTCTGGTGAGGCACCTTCCTTGATCAACATATCATATGTCGTTAATGCATTCCGTAGTGTCGCATGGAACATCATCTCAGCCTCTTGGCTAATTTCCATCGGACCCCCTGAACCCTGCTTAGAATGCTCTGGTTTGCTGCGCCAGTATGGTTCATAGAATGCAGGTTCATAGTTCACGTAACGACGACTGATCTCATTCCACCGTAGGAACTTATGTTTCACTAATTGTCGTGCTACGTACAGTGGTGCCTCGACACGGAAACTAGTGAAGCAATGACCAAACGGTGACGTATGCTTATGCTCTGCTAGGTATTGGATCAGACGGATGTCTTTATCCTTTAGCTGTCTATATTCTCCTGAGTGTACCTGTCCTACCCAGTCTGATGTAGATGCATACGACACACGTGCAGCACGTACCACAGTCAAGTCGTCACCCATCTTATCAATCAGGTCTACGTTAATTTCACCCTTTTTCATCTGTCTTGTCCTTGTGTTTGCGTTTCCTGTGCAAGATAGGCTTCTTTTTGTCTGGGACAACCCTTGGCCTATACTTTTTCTGTCTTAGGTCTTTAGCCATAGGGTTGGGCCTACGCATCTTACCATTTCCTTCTAGTTTTCCACCAGACCCAACACTCACTACAGTGGCCCTTACCAAAGATCAAGTCTATAAGCCACACTATGTTGGGTCTGTTGTCCTTCTTCCACTGCCAGTTACGTGCAGAGAACGTCTGGTTCTGTGATCCACCTAGTAGGACGTTGATCAGTACACTCAGTACCGACAATATCCTAGAAAGATATTTCACCATTTTCATCGTAGGGGTTTCTGTAGTAGCCCTTACTAAATACCTCTTTATAATATTCACGGTTGTACGGTCCTTCTAGTTCTTCTAGTTGCTCTAGTGGGGTGGGCATCAGTAGCCCTAGTTCATCTGCCATCCACTGCGGTATAGAATGTGTGTTCTCCAATGGTTCCATCCTTTAGATAGTGTTTCGCCCAGTAGGGTTTGATGTCAACCCTGTGATAGTGAGTGCTAGTTAGACCGATTCGGTGTCCTTTGTCAACCTCTATGGCTACCTCTACGGCTGTTTTATAGGCACTTTTTTCCAAGTCATTCTTCATGTATCTCAATGGGTTATCTGACATTCCGTCATGTGTGAACGAAAATTGTTTCTTCTGATACACGACATCGCAAACATTGTCAGGCCACCTATCAGATTCCACACGGTTCATAATGACATCACCTATGGCAAACTGCCCCTCTAACGGTTGGTCACGTGCCTCAAAGAATATTGCAGCTATCAGACACTCAAGCATTACTGCCCCCAAGGTAGTAGGGTGGTGGGTCCATTGTCAGTGCCTCTAGGCTCATAGCGACAAAGTGGTTGTACCTGTGGTTACGCAAGATACCTTTATAGATAGGGTTCTCATTGTAACGCTTTGCTATCTCTTCTGCATCTGCCAGAGTGTACGGTATTTTCACTGGTAGGGGTACAGCAGGTAGAGCCGTGCGTGATGCTACGTCTGATGGGACTGCTGCGATTGTGTATGTATTTCTCATGTCATACTTTCTCATTATATTACTACCCTTTAAGTTTTATGATAAAGAGGTGTCCATCATTTTCCTTAATTTCTTCTGCGTCACCCATAGGCACTATCTCACCTTCTGGATGTACTATATACACAAAGTGTCTTTCACGACATAACTCCGTGGCAATAACTGAGTTATACGTTTCAAAAACTGAAGCCTTCATCAGTTAATCTCCACTACTGCGTTCTCGTTAAAGCATTTCCATTTCTTCTCTGCTACAGAGTAGATAGGGATAAGCCCGTTGCGTTGCAAGACCTGACTATTGCGTTGACCTTGCTCATTACCAATGATCTTGCTGCTAGGCTTGAAGAGGCCGTTGATGGTACGTTCTGTACCGTCCTTCTTGATGAATGTAACCGTGGCAAACTGTGTGCCTTTGGCTGCTACGATGCTACGTACTGTGTCTGCTGCTAGTGTCATGTTAGTTCCTTTCTGTTTCTACTGAGGGGTCTATCTGATTCGTTAGTCAGTGTCAACCCCATGATCTTTTTCTCCATACGGTTTTTCATTGTAGCCTTCCATGTATGCTTCTAATAGATATACGTCTGAGGTGTTTGGGTTAGGACGACGACCATAATAAGCATTGATCGCTCCACGTTCATATTCTGCTCCTATTTTGTCTTGGTACATTGCGTTTACTTTACTCATCTTTCTTATGTCCTCTTCTGTGTAGAAATACCATTGTCCGTCTTCACCTACGTATGGATCGCCTACTTTCATGTGTACCTCCTAATTTCCACTGCGGGGGTGATTCGTAAGTAGATTACCAATTTCCACTGCGGGGGTCAATCCTTATTTCCACTGGCGGGGGGTCCTTATTTCCACTGTGGGGGTCTGTGATATTTTTGCAACACCTATCCGAATTTGACCGAATCAATACGAAAGGATAGGTTCGCTATACCAAAGGATAGGTCAATAATACGAAAGGATAGGTTGACAGGATATTTCGGATACATACCGATTCGGGTAGTGATTCGGTAGTACGAAAGTGCTGTCAATAGTACTTTAGTATAGGTTGACAAGGAATTTGGTATAGTGTGGCTAAAATACAACGATTCGTAACAAGATTCTCCTTGACATAGATTTACAGTTGACGAATCAGTTGACGCACGATAACGCACGACCGACTGATTCGCTAGGTGATTCGGTATTTTTTAGCACGACAAGATTCTGATATTACAACAGTCAATTTTGCATAGCTGCCATGCGCAAAACGCAATAGTTTAACCATTAAACTAATGAGTCGGAATCCACCAACACAAACGGTTATCGGGATAGGAACCGAGCCTCAGAATCACCTTAGCATGATTCTGGCATAGGAGTCAATAGGCCCCAAAACCCCTCAAAAATGTCCCCAGAATTGCGGAAAGGTTCCAAGGTGGTCTAGGTCGAAAAAGTGATTCCCCGAAGTCTGGACGTGTCAACCCCTAAAACGACTAAAAACGACTCCGCTTGTTAGCGTATATATATTATAATGAATCCCGACAAAATTATTTGTTTGACTCCCATTGCGAATCAAGGCAAGGTGGAATCATCGAAACACAAACCACGGAGTCAAAAATGTTTAGATACGTAACAATCAGAATGAATGATCCTGAATCAGTTAAGGCCGCAGAAAAGCGCAAGGCAATGTTAGAGTCAGAAGGATGGACTCTTATCCATACGTCAACAGGCGAAAATGACGCTTTGCTTTCATATTCTGACAATCCAAAACTAGTTGACGCAGTAAGCGAATCAGCGTAACGTCAAACCATCACAACAGACAAAGGAGTCTAAAATGTTTAAATCACTAATCAAAACCGCACCACTAAATGACGGAACAAAAGGCAATCGTTTTGTTGTCTTAGGCACAATTTCGGGCATTTATCGCAAGCGTAGCATCAAGAATCGCCTAGGTATCACAAAGGGAGTCACAACTATCGGACTCCACCTAGGCAAGCGTTCACTGTTTTGGGAACACAAGCGGGCATTGCGTCAATTCCATCGCATTGCGGGCTAGTTGCCTTAGTTATGGGGCTTGCGAATCGTTTGCCCCATTGATAAGCTAACTACAGATAAACAAACCACGGAGTCAAAACCATGAAAAACCTTTTACTACAAACCGCAACTTTTTTGATTTGGTGCTTTACGTTAGTTATCGTTTGCTTTGCGCCATTTTATCTAGATACTGCCGAGGCAATAGCCGCAATGCTATGCGCTACAGTTGCCGCTTTCGGTATTCTAACGGTTTTATTTTGGGAGTCTCTATAATGGCAAAATATGTCTGGATATTAATTTTCGGTTTTTTGTTGGGCAAGTTTACATATCTTGACTCAAACGGATACGGAATCTTTGTGCCTATGCTAGGCGGTTATCACATATCAACGGAGTCAAACTAATGGCAACACTAACGAAAAACCGCCCTTATACCCTAACGCTTAAAGAAGCGAAAGAATCCGCCAATATATCCAAAGGCAATTCCAAAATGCCAGGATCAACTTTCGCCCAAGACTCATTCGCTTGTAAAGTTGGGAGTCGTTTGGCTAACGTTAAAGGTTCAGTATGCGAGTCTTGTTACGCCCGTAAAATCCAACGCTTGCGCCCTAGTGTTAACAAGGGTTGGTCCGCCAATTATGAAAAGGCAACACGATTAATAGCGACAAATCCCGCCCAATGGATTCGGGCTTGCGTGTTTCAAATTAATAGAATTGCTCATAAGACTGGCGAAAATTATCACCGTTGGTTTGACTCTGGCGATTTGGATTCAGTTGAACAACTCGACGCAATAGTTGCGGTCGCTTGCGCTACGCCTAAAATTAAGCATTGGTTACCGACTCGTGAGTTGCAACTAGTGCGCCAATGGCAAGCATTGCGCCCGTGCAATCGCTTTCCCTCTAACCTAGTCGTTCGCTTGTCTGCGCCTATGGTGGACTCTAAGCCCGTTAAAGGGGCTAATACAAGCACTGTACACAAGCACAAAGCCCCTGTTGGCTACGCTTGCCCTGCTAGGACTCAAGGCAATCAGTGCGGCGATTGTCGGGCGTGTTGGGATGCATCAGTCCCGAATGTTAGCTATCCGAAACACTAGAATAATTTCACAAGCATGACTCCCGTGCAACTGGCGACTCTTCGGAGTCGTCTTTTTTCGTTTGTGTTCCGTGGTTTGCCTTGCGTTTTTCTGCGAGATTCTCGTGTGTGACATTATTGCAACAGACTGAAGAATCCTGCGCCGAATCGGTCCGAGCGCAAGAAAAACTTTTGTCAACCCCTTGACATAACATTTGGGACCCTCAGAATTACCACGGGTGATTCGGGTCGGCAAGCGTAACCACCTACATCTGCAAACTAAAAAATTCCAAAGTGTGACTTTTATGCAACACTAGTAATCCCGATGACACCCTATGTACAACAAAAAAGAATCCTTTGTTTACAACGACATATAAAAAAGTTATAAAAAAAAGTTGTCAGTGTGATAAAAAAGTTACTATATATCAGTATAGGGGTACTATACTATAGTATATACGTAAGTTAAAACTACCCACATATTACCAATATAGATTACAACTAAAGTTCTACTATAGTACCTCTATACAGCTTTCCCAATTCAATTTAGGTGTCGTGGTTAAATGGACAAACTAAAGTATAGCGAAACTATCGCAAAAGCTGTCCGTACAGGCATTAGGAATGGTGTCGCTGTAAAGGACATTATGGCTTCTATCCAGAAGTATCAACAAGCACCCTCTAGTTCAGCTACATTCTATAAGTTGTATGGTGACACTATTGCACAAGAACGTGCAGATATTGTAGGTCAAATTGGTTCTGTCGTGATCCAACAGGCACTAGATGGCGACTTTAAGGCTGCTGAGTTTTATCTCCGTAGTAAAGGCGGCTGGTCACCAACGCAAACAAACATTGAGGTAGAAGGGTCTTCTGATGCCGATGAGGACGCAGGAGCAATCGACTCCTTGATGACACTCTTAGGTAAAAAGAATGACACTCCCGATAACAGCGAACGATCTACGACAGTTACCCGACAGCGAAGTAGCGTACATACTCAAACAACTGGGTCCAGCCCAAGCCGAAGAACTACGGTATAACTGGGAGTTCTGGGCTAGACCTGAGCAACTAGAACCAGAAGGTGACTGGAACGCATGGTTAGCATTAGCTGGTCGTGGCTGGGGTAAAACCCGTGCTGGTGCTGAGTGGGTAAGACACAGGATCAAAAAAGGTGACAAGATCGTACATTGTGTCGCTCCTACTAAAGGTGATGTTCGCCGTGTTATGGTTGAGGGTGACAGTGGATTACTTAATGTTTGTTGGAAGGGTGATAAGACCTACAGAGGAAAACACATTGGGTTTCCTATCTGGTCCCCTACTAACAATACTCTAACATGGGACAACGGAAGTAAAGCCGTATTCTTCTCAGCAGAGGACCCAGAGCGTCTTCGTGGTCCACAGGCTTACTCAGCATGGACAGACGAGTTGTGTGCTTGGCGAAATGCACAAGAAACTTGGGATATGATGATGTTTGGACTCAGATTGGGTCGTAAACCGCAAGTTTTTATCACAACTACACCAAAAACTACAAAATTACTAAGAAATATTATATCTGACCCCAAAACGGTTATTTCTAAGGGTTCTACGTTTGATAACGCAGCAAACTTAGCAGATACGTTCATTGATGCGGTCAAAAAGACCTACGAAGGTACAAGACTTGGTAGGCAAGAATTATATGCAGAGATATTGGATGAAGCCTCTGGTGCCTTATGGAACCGTGAGTTGCTCTTCAAGTGTGAAGTAGATCGGGACGAGGTACCACCTCTGTCTCGTATTGTCGTGTCTGTAGACCCTGCTGTAACCAATAAAACTGACAGTGACATGACTGGTATTGTCGTGGCAGGTATAGATCAGGATGGTACAGCCTACGTACTAGAGGATCACACAGATCGTTACAGTCCCAAGGAGTGGGCAGCTAAAGCTATAGAACTATATCACGAACACATGGCTGACAGGATTGTCGCTGAACGTAACCAAGGTGGTGATATGGTCCGTCATACTCTGCAAACAGAAGATGAAAACGTCCCGATTAAGCTAGTACATGCTAGTCGTGGTAAGATGGCACGGGCTGAACCTGTGTCTGCACTGTACGAACAAGGCAAAGTAAAGCATGTCAAGGGACTTAACGACTTAGAAGATCAGATGGTACAGTGGGAACCTTTAGGGTCCATAGGCTCACCAGACCGTCTTGATGCTATGGTATGGGCTTTAACGGACCTCTCACTAAATGGATACGCAAAACCACAACTAAAACTAGCGTATTCCAATGCCAAAGGTTTAAGATAGCTTTAGTCTTACTTTTGGTTACCAAGATAAGGTACAAGAAGGATGGTAAAGAAACTATCAGCAACGGAAGCGGCCCAAGTACTGGGTATCGCAGGTGACAACACACATAACGGTCAAATCCGTGCGGATGAGTTTCTACCTGAATTACGTGGCAAACGTGCCATACGTAAGTATCGTGAAATGCGTGACAAC